GTTCACATTGGGAAAAGAATTTGTTGAACAAAGATGGAGTAGCAATACTTAAACCCGGTCAATATAGAGGTTCACATAAAATCAGACTTCATCAAGGAAAATATGAAGCATTAGGTCAACAAAAACCTGTTAAAGTTTATAGAGATAATAATAAGGATGGTAAATATGATATGATTGAAGAGAATGTAGATGAAGGTATATTTGGAATCAACATTCATAAAGCAGGTCGTAGAGTAGATGGTTCAACTCAGATTGATAAATGGTCTGCAGGTTGTCAAGTATTCTCTAAGGAATCGGATTTCAACGAATTTATGGAAATTTGTAGAAAGGCTAGAGATATATGGGGAAACTCTTTCACATATACGTTGATAGAATCCAACGATATTTCGTAAAAAAAGTAAAAAGTTATGACAATCACCTTATCAGGGCAAATTACGGCAGGAAATATAGGTAGTGAATTTGGAAGAACATATTCATCATATATGTCCATGTGGAATGCTAGAAATGGTAGATATGGTTCTATTAACACATATGCATCTGAAAGAAATCCATTAAATGGAGTTTCTAAGACTAATAGTGGATATGCATTCTCAGACTGGTACGGATATAACCATAGAGCTTCAATAGCTCAGGTTCGTTTAAAACAACAAGAACGATATGCGGATGCAGATACTAGAGTAATTAGATATAGATATGATGGTGCATATGTAACACAAGCCTGGCAATGGGGAACTACATCACTAAATCCTTGGTTTTATATGCCACAATATCAAAGTTTTAATGTTTTGTTTGATAATGGTATTAGTTGGGGAAATCCGAGTCATCTCACCACTAGACAAATATATTCAAATCAAAGGGGATATTTCTTAAACGTAAGAGAACGAGCATCCACATTCCGATTTTATGATAGACTTTACGCACAATCAGGTGAAATATTTAGAATTGCAAATATAAGTTAAAAAAAGTTATTATGGCAAATTATTATTTTAAAGATAGAGATTCGTACTTTAAATTTTCAGATGAAACATATGAAATTATATGTGTAACTACCAACTTTACAAATAAGTGTGTAGCAATAAGTTCTGATACCAATGGAGGATACCAGATAATGAGAGATTCTTATATAGAAGAACCAACCGGTATAATATCTATATCTGAAGAACTCTTTGAAGCAAAAAGAGATGAAGTAAAGCAATACATAATTGAAAATTTATAAAAATGAGTAATTGGTTTGTAAAATCGTTTGATAACTACTTTAAGTTTATAGATGATGATTCATCTATGATTGTACTAACATCATCTAGTTTGGATGAAAGTGGAAGTGATATGTGTATTTCATACAATCATTTATCCGAAAGTGTACCTAAATACGAAGGTATTAGAGATTCTCTTATATCATCATCTTATTTTACATCATCATATACAGGTTCATCAGAACCAGTACCACAAATTATTAGTGAATCCCTTTGGGAAGAAAAGAAAACAGAAATAAAAAGTTACATAATAAATAGTTTATAAATGAAAATAGTTATAGCGGGTGGAGGAACTGCTGGTTGGTTATCAGCATTATTCCTAGCCAAACAAAATTTACACAGAGATATTCCAGCTTACGATGTTACTCTTATAGAGAGTGATGATATTCCAATTATAGGAGCTGGTGAAGGTTCAACCGGAGTACTTCAAAAAATACTTTTATCTACTTTAACTGAATTAGAAGGATTTGATGAACAGCAATTTTTCCATAATTGTAATACAACATTTAAATTGGGGATAGATTGTATTGATTGGAATGGAGTTGGAGATAAGTTCTTCGAATCTTTATCTGGAACACAAACTTCAGAATGGCCATTGGATAGGGATTTTACCATATGTTCTAAATATGGAAAAGCAGCAGATTCTACTGCTAACAAATATCTTTGGGAAAAAAATCTAACACCATTTTTAAAAAATCAAAATAATGATAATGTTGAGCCTGGATATGCATATCATTTTGATGCACATAAAGTGGGTGAATGGTTTAAGAAGATTGCATTAGAAAATGGAATCAAATTACAAAAAGGTACAATAACTGATACAAATTTGAATCCTAAAAATGGTGAATTACAAAAAGTAATTTTAAAAGATGGAACTGAAATAGAATCTGATTTTTGGATTGATTGTACTGGATTCAATAGAGTACTAAGTAATGCAGTAGGTGCAGAATGGGTTTCATATTCAGAATACCTTCCAATCAATTCAGCATTAGTTTATACACATCAATATGAAGAGGATGAAGAAATTCCAAACGTAACAACTGCATGGGCAATGCCAAATGGTTGGATGTGGCAAATTCCAACTCAAGAAAGATTAGGATGTGGGTATTGTTATTCTGATAAGTTTGTATCCGAGGAACAAGCTCTGAAAGAACTGCAAGAAGTTACTGGTAGAAAGATAACACCTCTTAGAACTATTAAGTTCGATAGTGGTAGGTTGAAAGAAGTTTGGAAAAAGAATGTACTTTCAATAGGATTATCATCTTCCTTCTTAGAACCATTAGAAGCAACATCAATACATTCATCTATTATTCAGTTAGTACAACTAACACAACATCACTTATCACCTTACAAAGAGGATATGATGAGAGAATCAAACATCAAAGCAAATAATGAACACTTTAATATGATGTTAGATGAATTCAGAGCTTTGATTCAAATGCACTATATTACAAAAAGAGATGATACTCCATTTTGGAAATATGTACATAATGATTTAAAGAGAGACCCATTAGTTGAAAGAATTTTAGAGATATGTGAATATAGAGTTCCAAATGCAAATGATTTTCCATATTACAATGGAGCTGCTAGTTGGGGTGTATTCAATTGGATATTGGCTGGTAATGATTTAATTAGTAAAGATGTATTGGATAAATCTCTAAATATTCACAATTTTGAAAAAGAATCTGAACAAGTTTACAAACATATGGTTAAACAATTCGGATTTGATGCTAAACAACACTTCCCTCATACTGAATTTATCGGATGGGTAAAAGATTTTTCAAAAAAAGAAAAATAAAATTAGGATAATTCAAATTAATTTCTTATATTTGTATTAACAAATGAGGAAAAAAACTTTTTTAAATAAAATTCAAAAAAGATTTGGAATTGTTAAAAACTTTTCGTATATTTGTATAAATAAATGGAGATAGACCCTCTTAAAACTGGGTTTTTTGATATTTATATATGGTGTAGGAAAGACACCGAAATAAAACCATTAAATAAATAAAACTTTAAAATTTAAAAATTATGGCACTAGATTTAAGCGCAATCAGAGGTAGACTGAACAAACTACAAAACACTTCAAACAGAACATCTAATCTATGGAAACCAACACCTGGTAAACACCAAGTGAGAGTAGTTCCTTATAAGTTTTCTCCTGAGAATCCTTTTATTGAATTATTTTTCCATTACAACATCAACAACAAAACGTATTTGTCTCCTTCTTCTTTTGGAAGACCAGACCCTATCGTTGAGTTCGCTGAAAAGTTGAAAAGAATGGGTGATAAAGAAGATTGGAAAGCAGCTAAGAAGATGGAACCGAAATTAAGAACTTTTGTACCTGTACTTGTAAGAGGAGAGGAATCAGAAGGAGTTAAGTTTTGGGGATTCGGAAAAACTGTCTACCAAGAAATATTAGGTTATATTGCTGATCCTGATTATGGAGATATTACTGACCCTACCAATGGTAGAGATATTACTATCGAATATACATCAGCTGAAGATGCAGGAACTTCTTATCCTGTAACTACTATCCGTGTTAAACCTAATACTACTCCATTAGGAAAAGATGATACGGCAAATCAAAACTTTATTGAAACTCAAACTAATATTACTGATATCTATTCAGAATTATCTTACGATGAGTTAAAATCAGTATTAGAAGGTTGGTTAAACCCAACTGCAGATGAAGCTAATGAGAGTGTATCTCAACAAACACTTTCAACACCTTCAACTAAAGCAGCACCTGCTCCAGTAGCAGCACCTGCGGCAGCTGTAAGTACTGAAGAAAAAAAGAAAATGGATGATGTTGCATCAGCATTTGATGATTTGTTTAACGGATAATATATAATAAATGGCAAAAAAAGAAATGGATTTAGCAGCAGAACTAGCTTCTGAGCTAAACAAATATAGTAAAGACCAGAAGGTTGCCTTCTTTTTAGGAGAAGATGATGCACCCACAAATGTGGATGGATGGATATCAACTGGTTGTGCTATGTTAGATGTAGCCATTTCAAATCGCCCTTATGGTGGACTTCCTGTTGGAAGGATTACTGAAGTAACTGGTTTAGAACAAAGTGGAAAATCATTAGTATCTGCTCACCTCCTTGCTGAAACACAAAGGCAAGGTGGTGTTGCGGTTCTAATAGATACTGAAACTGCGGTAAGTAGAGAGTTCTTAGAAGCAATTGGTGTAGATGTAGCAAAACTACTTTATGTATCAGCTGATTCAGTAGAACAAATTTTCGAATTTACCGAAACAATCATTGAAAAGGTAAGAACCACACAAAAAGATAAGTTAGTAACAATCGTAGTAGATTCCGTTGCAGCAGCTTCAACTAAAAAAGAGTTAGCAGCTGATTATGATAAGGATGGATACGCTACTGATAAAGCTATTATTATCTCAAAGGCGATGAGAAAGATTACCAATCTAATTGGTAGGCAAAAAATCACATTAGTATTTACTAATCAACTTAGACAGAAGATGAATGCTATGTTTGGTGACCCTTGGACTACTTCTGGAGGAAAAGCTCTTGCGTTTCACGCATCGGTTAGACTTCGTTTGAAGAATATGGGACAAATCAAACAAAAAGTAAATGGTACTGATAAAACCATTGGTATGAAAGTTAGATGTCAGGTTATCAAAAATAGAATGGGACCACCATTAAGGTCTGCTGATTTTGAAATATTCTTTGATAGAGGAATTGATAACTTTGGTTCTTGGTTAAGTGTAATGAAAGAAAATAAATTATTAAAGCAAGCTGGAGCTTGGTACACTTACATTGATACTGATACTGGAGAAGAAATTAAATTCCAATCCAAAGATTTTATTGATATGATGGAAACTAAGGATGAGTTAAAAGAACAAATCTATAAAAAGATTTGTGAAGAAACTATCTTACAATACAAATCAGATTCTAAGGATATAGAAGCACATGAATTAGACACAGCAGGTGCAGAAGTAGTAGATTAAAATAAATAATAAGTTATGAGCAAATTAAAAGAAATGTTAAAGACATCTGCTTCGGCAGATAAGGCAAAAGCCCTTCTTACATTGGAGTTGTTAGAGAAACATCCCGCAGGAATCGGAGACCATTCAACAAAAGATTTCTATGAGAATGCAGAATCGGCACTTCAAATGTTAGTTGATGCAGATGATAGATTAGAAGCAATTGAAAAGTATTTCGGTGAATCTAATAATATTAACTACACAACTACAACTACATAATGAAAGGACTCTACAAAGATATCCTCAACGAAGTAAGTGAGGAACACAAGACTAATCATCTTCGTGAAAGGAATAGTAGGGTTATGATTATTGATGGATTAAACACCTTCATCCGAAGCTGGACAACCAACCCTACAATGAATGAGGATGGTGACCATACGGGTGGAGTTGTTGGTTCACTTAAATCTATTGGATACCAAATCAGAGAATTTAATCCAACTCGTTGTGTTGTAACTTTTGATGGTAAGAATGGTTCTCAATCAAGAAAGAAAATTCACGAAGGATATAAAGCTGGTAGAGAGAAAAACCGATTCCGAGTAAACCGTCAATATCAAGGTATGATGGATGAGGAGCAGGAAAGACTTTCTATGAAACAACAATTCATTTGGTTAAATGATATGTTAGATTCACTTCCAGTACAAACAATGATTTATGATGGTATTGAAGCAGATGATACAATTGCTTATCTAACGAAACATACTCAGTATGATTTAGATGGGGAAGTTGTAATTGTTTCAACTGATAAAGATTTTCTACAATTGGTTTCTGATAACGTAAAAGTGTTTTCACCTACTAAAAAGAAAATGTACAATAGACAAGTTGTATTTGATGAGTTTGGTATTTGGCCTGAGAACCTTCTATTATATAGAACATTAGATGGTGATAAATCAGATAATATACCAGGCATCAGAGGATGTGGTATTAAAACTCTTTTAAAGAGGTT